TTTGTAAGATAACTTTCAAACATCTTCTTAGGAAGTGTATGTAAGTCATCCATAGTTACATTCATTAAGTTTGCATCAATACGTTCTGCAATACGTTCTTCTGCCATCTCTAATGTGATATACAGAACATTCTTACCTTGCATAAGTGTAGATGCAGCCATGTGACACATGAACAAAGACTTACCAACTCCAGTTCCAGCAAGTGCAATATTTAGTGTCTTTTGTGGTAAACCACCTTTCGTAATTTTGTTGAAGTAGTCTAGGTCAAACGGTATCTTTTCCTCTTTCTTATGATAGAAATCATATCTATCCAAACCATCTTCAACATAGTCATGTCCTACTGATAGGTCAAAGGAAACACTTAGTGCTTCTGATAGAATAGAAGGAATCGCTTCTGGAGTTCTATTCTTATCTTTCCCATCAATAATACTTATCCCATCAAGGACTGCATTATATATCGCTTTGTCCTTACAGAATTTTTCTGTCTCATCATGGAGCCACTGTAAATCCACTTCTGTTTTATCAAGTGAACTAATGATATCCACAACTTTCTTATAATCTTCATCATTGATATCTTTACGATTATCTACACCGATAGTAAGAGTTTCTTTTGTAGGTAAAGTATTATACTTGTCTAGAAACTTTTCAATCTCTTCAAATACTACTCTCTCTTGTCGGTTTGCATAATATAAAGGTTTAATAAATGGGATTACTTTTCTACAGTAATCTTCGTTATGTATTAAGTGTGTGAGAGTTGTTCTCTCAATCGTTTGCGTTGTTGACATATTGTAAGTTTCCATCCTCAAGTTGTTTATCCATTATATCATAAAGTATGTCACCAATCAAGTTAAAAAAATCATCTTTGAAATACTTTTTATCTAACCCATTGGAATCTAAAATCTGCCAGTCGAACTGTAATCGTAGTTTATCTTCTTCTTCAATCGGTGTGACTTTTCCATAACGGTAAACCACACCTTGAAAGAAACCAGCTTCTTTGGTAAGACCAATACCTTGCCACTTTGCACCTTTATTCTCTACAAATGTATACATCTTTTCAATATCAGACATAGTGTAAATAACTTCCTATAATATACTTTGGTTTTGTTCCCATAACAGCATTACCAGAATGTAAGTGAGTCCACATAGGTGGAAACATACACATCCGACCAGCCTTTGGTTTTATTTTTTCACCATTGAAACAATGAAACTCTGTTTCTCCACCCTCTGGTTCATTCAAATATAAAAAGAAAACTAGAAATCTTCTTGCAGTATTATAATCAACAACATCTACATGATTCCTAAATTGGTCTTTACCATCTGGTAAATATCTTTTCATTCTATATTCTTCAAATCCAAACTTTTTAGGAAACATACCAGACCAAATTTGACAATCATCTTTATATCTATCTATACAAGACCTAAATGATAATTCCAGAGTATCATAAAATATTCTCCAATCATTGTGTCTCATGAGATTAATTTGAGTAAAACTCATAAGATTATTATCATGAGCTTCATATTGATTTTCAGATTGTTCAAATTTTGTAATTAAGTCTTCACAAACAGAACTATCTAATACATCATCATAACTCCGTATGTACGTTTCCATATTTGAATTCTTTCATTGCACATTCATCTAACTGTTTCATAATATCCTCAGTGAAGTATTTCTCTGGGTTATTATTAATTGTCTTACCAAATGTTTTAGAACCATCTGGTAGTTCAATACGAGTTGATACATTTTTAAATATATCATATTTTAGTGCTAAGTCAAGTAGTCCATAGTACTTATCTAAACCTTTATCATAGGTTAGACGAACATCTACCATTTTATTCTCTACTGTAATTCTTGACTTGTGATTTTTACAATGTACAATGTTACCGATTACTTCAGTTCCATCTTTCTCTTTCTTCTTTGAAAGATATACGATTGAAGAAGCTGCATACTTCAGACCAGAACCACCACCCATTTCTTTTGTTGGGAACATAGAACCCACAACATCATAAGTGTGATTAGTTACAACCATAGGAACTTTTGCTTTTCCAAGTTTTAAAGTTAACACTCTAAATGCAGCTTTGAGAACTTGTGCCCTAGTCATATCTCTAGTCTCTTTACCCTCACTCGTATCTTCTACTTCTTTTGTTGTAGATAACATACCAAGTGAATCTAGACATAACATGATAGGTTTTTTATCTGCATCATTTTGTGCAATATAATTATCAAGTACTTTGATTGCTTGTGTTCTAAACTCTTGAACCGTAGTCACAGGCATCATGTACATTCTTTTAGGGTCAATACCTCTGTCAATCACCATTTGTTTAGTGATTGCACTTTCTGATTCAAAGTAGATAACACCAGCATCTGGATTTGCATCCAGAAAGTTTTTACACATTCCCATAACAAAAAAGGTTTTACCAGTTGCACTTTCACCAGCGATTGCAGTAATCTTATTTGATGGTAAACCACCATGAATACTACCAGATAAAAGTGCATTAAAAATGTATGAACCAGTGTCAATAAAATTATCTACATCTCCTGCTTCTACACCATCTGCAACCAGACCAGCATATTCGTTACCAGCTTTAGCTGCAATATCTTTCAGAAATTCCATTATATGTCATCCTCATCTCTGTTGTCAGAACGAAACTCATCAAAACCGCCAGGATATCTAGCTTCTAGTTTCGCAGTATTAATGTCTATCAGTTCTTCAATATTAGTACCTAATGCAATACAACCTTGTGCAACATACCACATAACATCTCCAAGCTCTGATTTAAGATGAGTGACAACATCCTCATCCATCTCTTTTCCTTGAAAGAAACATTTCTTTACAATATCATTGAATTCACCAACTTCTCCAGATAGACCAATAGATGCAGTAAGTAACCTTGTCGGTTCTACACCTTGTTCTTCTATAATATCTATTGCATCACCAAAATCATCAATGTTCTTGGTTGCATCACTGGATACTTCATCAACAAATTCTTGATAATCTTTTAATAAATCATCATCCATTTGTATCTCCTTTACAGTGAGGAGTAGCAAAGCTACCCCTCATTTTTATCATAATATACACTATTTACTTTTGAAAGTCAAGTCTTTACAAAAGGGTTACCAAACTCATCTACAAGGTCAGTTTCACGAATCTTGTTTGAAGAGTTTGTAGTGATATCTTGTGGTAAGAACCCACCAAAGACAAAAGGTGACTTGATATCTTCTCGCACTGTCATGATATTCATATCCATACCAAATGCGACAATATCAATCATCTTCTCTTCCATCTTCTTGAAATCTTCCAACCATGACTTTCGGTCTGCTTCAAGTTCACTAGGCTTTGGATTCTCAATGTAACCGTAGATAGTTACTGGTGCAAACGTAGTTCCACCATACTTCTTTGCGATTTCCAACGCATCCCAAAATACACCCTTTGAATAACCAGTAGGTCTTGCATATGCGATACCTTCTACGTCCTTGTTAGACTGACCACCATACTGATATCCAAGTTCCTTCAACCTAGCATTTGCTCGTGGCCCATCATAAGGCACCATATTTGCATAAGGTGACTTCAACTTCCTTGCGAGCTTCAGAATTGCAGACTTCTGCTTTTCAGACTTATCAGCAGCAACTACATCAAGAAATGTAAGAATGTCTACGTCATCATTCTCTACTGACCCTTCGTTAATTGCATCAACAATACCCTTTGCCAAATCAGCGTTAGTGTTTCCAGTACGAGGATTCTGAACAATGTTGGTTGTATACATGAACTCACGGCGAATACGAGGAGTATCAAACTCAAGTACATCTACCATAGTTGCATCCCAACCAAGTTCTTCTTCGGCGGCATCCCTAGTATAACCAGCAAGAAGATTTAACTTCCTACTGTCCTTTGTATTTACCTCAGCTGCCTTTACTGGCTGGTCATAAAGAACACCATTCACTTCGTAAGAAATACGAATTGGTGCAACATTATCAATCTGCAATGTAAGGTTACGAGGTTGGAACTGACGAATAAGATTGTTACGGTTGGTAACAATACGCTTCTTAAACGTAATTCCCTTTGGGTAGTTTGGGGGTGATTCTCTTAGTGAGCGTTCTACATCAAACATGATGCTTGTATTATTAGTAGCCATTTATATCTCCTTGTTCTACTAAGTGAAACCGAACCATTCGGTTTCTTATCGAATCAATAGAAACCTTTTCTATTGATTATTCTTATAATAACAGATAGTATATTATTTGTCAAGTCTTTTTAGCCATACATTTCCATGCATTTTACCCTTTGACCAATTAATGTATCCAACCTTAGTCATACCAACTTTTTCATAAAATTTGTTAGCAGGAATGTTCTCAGAACGAACTGTTAGATATACATTTTGATTCACATGGTCAAAGTATTCTTCTATTACTTTTTTTGCATTTCCATTTTTAGGATTTGAATTAATTATTTGATGGATTATATAATCACCTTTTTTAACAGAAACATCAGAATCCTTTCCAATCTTTCCATTCTTTTTATATTCTTGTTGAGTAATAACTACACCATCTTGTAAAATAACTTGACCCCAATTTAATCTATTTCTAACATGAGATGTTCTTACATGAGGAAACCACTTTTTGTTTTCTTGAAATATATTCCACACTTCATCAAAATCATTTATTGTAGCATAATTCATGAAAAAAATCCTTCAAGTGTATTTCTCTTAATATGTCTAAAAATATCTTTAGATTTATCTTTACTAAAATACCATATATTCTCTATATAGGTTCTTTCCATAAACTCATCCATAGCTTCTTTGTCAAAATTACCATCTTCATCTTTGAATACGGATGCACCTTGTGGACGTTGCATAATTCTCATACCAACTTGACCCATAAAATGTGGAAGTAACATATCTACAAGTTCATCACCAGAACGATATCGTTTACCTTTTACTTTTGGGTCTAATATATTAATCATCATAACACCAGTGTCACTTAGTGAATCAAAAGTATTTTGTGATACTGGAAGATAGAAGTTATCTCTCCAAGATTCATATTCATTAAACTTGAACCAAGATTGTAGCTCTTCTTTTTCACCACCTTCGTTATATCTTTCTGTAGAAAAGTATGGTGGTGAAGTAAATGCACAATCTACATTATTAATATCATCCCAAGGTAAATCTTCTGCACCACAATTATACATCTGCACAGTTTTCTTACCACCAGTAAGTTTATCATAGAACTCAATCATCTTTTTATATCTTGCAAAGGTATTAGGATTTGGGTCACAACCGATATAATGAGTTGCATTAGAAGCATAGAACGCAGTAAGTCTATCACCCCAACCCATAGATGTATCTAATACAGTTTTTGCATCTGTCATATTGTAGATTGTTTTTGCAACAATAGGTTTGAACTGTGTTGCAATATAAGTACCAAGTCTAAATGACATAGTATAAGTTTTTGGTTGTAGTGATTGACTATCGTTTACACCTCTCCAGATAGGCCCAAACGCACCCCAGATATTATCACCATCATTCCATCTCTGCACTGGAGATTTAAAACCATAAGAACCACAAGACATTCGTAGGTCATTCATGAAAGAGTCTGCACAATAATTAAAAGTAGAAGGCCCGTCAATGACACCCAATCCATATTTGTCATAGGAATACTTGTAGTCATCAAACTTTTCCATAACATTATCTGGTTGACTTAGATAATTAGTGAAGTCTGCTTTTTGTAGTTTACGAAAGTTATCAACCACCTTTTCCATATTAAACTCTTTGAGTGGATAAGGTGGTTTCTCTTTTGTAATAAACTCTGCAAGTGTTTTACGAAACTCTTCTTTACCATACTTGTCTGTAGTATTAAGGAACAATTCTTTCTGCATTACTGGAAGACCAGTATGGTCAACATTTCGTTTTAACAAATCATATAATTCTTGGTTCAATTAAAAAAGTCCTCAAGTGTAGTTTGTGTTCCAAATGACCTATCAATCTTCCATCCAATATTGTTTGTGATGAAGGATAGAGGGTCAATGAAACTCTTTTCATATTGACTATCATAGTCTACATACTTCAAAATGTCAAGTTCTTTCGGCAACTTAGCTGGGAAAGTGATTACGTTACATCCAAGTGGATTGGGTTGACGCAGTTCAAGATATTTGACCTTATCACCATCTTGAATGATAGGATACTTTCTTGATAGTTTGCGTTGACGTATCATATGATTATAAACAAGACTTCCCTTGATATGCATTGGTGTACCTTTACGATAGATTGAACTATCAGAGTAAAACTTACGAACACCATTGACAGAACGAGGATATGCAATCTCTTCTGGTGGAAGGTCATTGAACTGATTACGAAACTCAATAAGAAAGTCATTTAGTTCTTTTTCATCACCAGACATAATAATCTTCAGTGCTTCTTTAATCTTTGCACGACATGGTGCAGGCGTTGAGGACTTGACAGCTTCGATACCCATAATCTTCAACTGTGGTTCTTGATAACGAACACCTTCAACATCCCATGCATTGAGGATATATCGTTTCTTTGCAGTCCAGATACCTTTGTCTGCAATCACCTCTCGTTTCATAAACATCTTCTGGTCATATGCATGAACATAATCTGCAAGTTGTTTATACGACTTGTCAATAAACGGTTCAATCTTTTCTTTCGCAATCGTATCCAAAAAGTCAATAGGATTCTTTGGATTGACTTTCTGTATCAACTCATCAAATGTGACATAGATTGAGTCTGTGTCAGATGCAATCACATAATCCTTATCAGTATTTAGCAACTTGTTTAGGTATTGATTAATCTTCTTTTCAATCCAACGAATAGACAACTGACCAGCAGTTGTAATACCCTCTGCAATCGCAAGGTCATAGTAACGAAAGTATTGATTACCAATCGCACCATAGGCAGAGTTTAATGAAATCTTACGAGCCATCTGAATGTTGTTGTAACGACTAATATACTTGAGATACTTCGCATCTTTTGTATCTTCGTAATCTTGTTTTGCCTTCAACATCTTCTTCTTGTAAACAGTACGGTCATTGTAAATGTCTTGCATCATCTCTGGTAAGAAACCAAGTTTGTCTGTACGATACAATGCACCGTTTGGTGTAATTGTAGTTTTCTCTGGAATGTCTAGGTCAATCTCACGCAACATCTCATTGACATATGTTTTGTCATCTGCAAGTTTTAGATAATCACCAGTAACAAGTGTTTCTGGTGACATATTGTACTGCATAATCAAGTGTGGATATAGTGAGTTCAAGTCAAACGACATAACCCATTTGTGTTGACCAACTTGTGGGTCTTTGACATATGCACCTTCGTACTTGTCAGACTTAGATTGGTGAGACTTCTGTGGAATCACAATCTTTTTGTTCTTGAGATAGTTGTGAATAAGAACATCCCAATACTTAACTTGACCGAACACATCTTCATAGTTGACCTTCGCTTCGTAAGCCATAGTCAAACAAAGTTCCAATAACTTCATCTTGTCTTCCAGACGGTCAACAAGTTCAACGTCAACAATGTTGTATTCTAGGAAAGACTGATAATCTTTTGTGTACCAATCTTGGAAAGTCTCGTATGGGTTTTCATTCTTTTGTTGACCAAGTTCTACAAACGCAATGTGATTAAGTGCATAACTCTCTTGATTTGTGTAAGTAAACTTACGATAGAGTTGTAG